AACCTCGTTTTCCAAATCGAAAAAAGTATTTCCGCTTGGACTGACGACTTTCTTCACTGTCATTCGTGCAGGCGTAAGTTCTGAATAACCATAAAACTGACTGTACGATCTATCACCGTCATTCTCCGAGTTGAGAATTCCCATTAACAGATGATAATACCCGGCAACGCTTTCGAGTGCTATTGCAGTTTCAGAAAGTAAGAAAACACCAGTATTAGCCGTTTTACTAACTTTTGCATACAAGTAGTAAGACTTACTACTATCATCCAATACAGCCGAAACAAATGCGGTCATATTCCACCATTTCAACTCAGTTGCAGCGTGCGCACTTGAAAGCGTTGTTACTCCTAATGTTTTATGCTGTAAAACACCTGCTGCAGATATGAATTGTTTGGTTGTCGGGTTATATATTTCATTATGCGCAACGGCAGCTACAGAGTTTGAATTCGCAACAAATACGAATTGTAGCGTTTCATCTCCGGCAATCAATTGCATGGTTTGAACGGTCAAAGGAGAAATGGAGCTGCTGAAATTCAACAATGCCGATTGAAGCATTTCTGTCGTTTGCTTAATGTCCGAGAATTGACGACGTGCAAACCGAACCACTTCAGCATCTTTTCGATTGATAGCCTGTTCTTGTGTAGATGTCTTATTAAGTTCACTACCCAGAGTTTTGCCGGACACTTCATTTGATAATGTAATTTCGGGTTCTTTGGGTTTATTGATATATTCTTTTACCGCTACAATTCTAATATCTATGGGTGTTGGTAGGAACTCATCACTGGTCAACGACACAAAATAACCGCAATTGAGAAAACCACCTATAGCCAACCAATTACGTTTTGCATAAATAGCATCCAATGTACCCGTAACAGTGTATTTCGGCTGTTCGTTTTCCCATAAGTACTTTACAGCATCATTCAGCACATCGGTTTCGGCCGATGTGATATAATCAGTTGGTAAACTAATATTAAAGACTGCATATTTATCGCCAATTTCGGGAACTATTGACCCCGATGGATAGTTCAACCCGTTTTCGCTCAATGGTACCAATTCAAAGCGTTTATCTGCCGATTTATATTTTACCTCAAATTCCTTACCGGCAAGTTGTCCGGTTTGGAAAATAATAGTCATTGTTTCACCGGCTATTACCAATGCCGAAAAGTCCAATGTTCCTGGAATAGATGAATCAATAATGTCGTACAAATTAGTATCAGCATTCACTACGTTTACAGCACTTATAGTACCGATGCGCTTAGGATATATTTTGGTTACATCCAAGCTACCTTCTTTTAGTCGGCCAAGTGGTGTTACACGCTCAATGTACGTACCAGTAGCGTCTGTTTTATAATCGATGCCCATATACGTAATGGTATGATTTTTTGGCATACGAAGTGCAGATGAACCGTAAGTCGATTTATCGATGTTTCGGTCACCACCTTCGATAAACAAACGGGTAATAATTTTAGCATTCGAAGCATTACTACGCGAAACACCTGGCAACAATCCACAATCATATCCATATTTGAGCGGAATAGGCGATTCTTTCATCTTTTCCACCTTACGGATATGCAATGTCTTGTTTTCGAATTCCCATTCTGTTTTGAACGCATCTGATACTTTTGGCAATACGTCGTAACACCAGTCATGGTTGAAGTCAATACATACCGGATCACTCTCTATACATTCACCAACGGACCAACCACCATCAGCATCCCACACATTCATATTATTGATCAATAGCTGAGCAAATTCGGAAGGTGTAGCCGTAAGCGAAAATTTCAATTCGAAAGGACTATCAACAGTATTTCCATTCATGGTAAAGAATTTATACTTTACCTGCTTAGTCAATGCCTGAAAGGAGTCGAGAACTAATGTATATTCAAAATTACGACTGTTGATTTGTTTAAAGTTCTCAGGATCGAGTAAGAAATATCGTTCATTCTTATAATCGCAGTACGAACCTTCCGGTATTTCGTGAAAGTCAGGCATGTTGAAATACAAGGTCATGGTATTTTCGTCCATTATAACCTTGTATCTGTAACTTTTATCGTCAACTATCAAATCTAATAGTTCAACTCCGAGTGCGCTATATATTTTCATAAGAAAACTTCTGTTAAGTTCAATGTAAATTCAATTAAAATACCGGAAGAAAAAGAGTGCGTTTTTTGCCATCCGCTCATGCTATTATAGTAGCATTTAATGTCCGTGTTGTTATTGATGGTTATTGTCAATGCTCCCACTTTTGTAAGATTATTGAACAGCGCATCGTAGTTTGTAAAGAACTCCGGCAAAGAAGCTGCTTTCATGGAGCAATCAATCGTTAGTTTACGGGATTTTCGCTTTGGCGTAAAACCAACATCTACCAGTTGCCCGGTCATACGTTCATTTGTTCTCACAAGCCCCTGCTTAGCATCATGCAGTGAAAGCGCAGAATCATAAATCTTCTTTATCGTAATACCAAAGTTTTTGAATTCAATACCATTCAATTTCACATAGGTATCATTAGTAAGCGTGGAATATGGCACCAGGTTATTCGAAAATAGAACCGTTGGCGCATCATCCATAAAGTCAACTGAAATCAGAGTCGATTTTTTTCCTTCTTTTATCAGACCTCCCTTGGCAGTAAGTGGAGATGAACCGGTATAACGAAATGTAAATGTCTTGTCAAATTCCTTCACGTAAATAGATCGATAACCTGGTGCGAGTAACAACGCTTCAAATGCATTTAAGCGAGTTATAAACTGCGCTCCTGATATGGCGTTTAAATAGAATTTAATCGTTACTTTTTTAGCGTTTAAATATACTTCCGACAAATCCACATCTTCACCATCACGTTCAAACCATTCGTTTTTTTGAGGCTCTTTGCGTTCGGGGAAAGTAAGAAAATCCAAATCGCCACCACGAATGATAAACATACCTATGGTACCAATATCAAAACCGTCAATTATACAAGAACCTGCCATAATTATACTTTTACCTTTATACCTTTTATATTCATATCTTCCAGATATTGCTTTATATTTTCCAATAATTTACAATATTCCGTATTATCCGCAATCCTATCCAATTGGCTACTCATTGTTCTTAAAATCAACAACTGCTCTCTGACATAATTTCTCGAATCAGCTCCTATCATTCGCAATGCATACAAATTAGCATTGTTCTCATCCACGCTGTCCTGACTTGCCGTAGCAATCCCTTTCGTCGTTCCGGTGCGCGCCGTCTCTGTTGAAGCCGATATATCAATGCCTGTAGTTGTCTTTATCGACCCATACATGTCATTTATAAACTTTGTAGCATCGGACGTCGCTTGCCCAATACCATTATAGAAAGCACCCACAGCGGAAGTAACCTGAGCGGTTTTTGCTTCGTTAGATAGTGACGTATCTTTGTATACTGCTAGGACCTTATCGGACAAATCGGAAAACATCTGAGCAAAAAATATTTGCTGTGCCAGGTCAGAAATCATTTTTTTCATCGCATTACCTACGTAATCCTGAAAATCATCAACAGCAGACTTACTATTATCGAGATTATCAAAAATAACCGTCATCAGATCATCGCTGAGCGAACCGAATATACCTGACAAATATGACTTAAGACTATCTAAAGCACTTTTGTATTCTTCGGTATAATCCAAAGCCGATTGAAGTGCTGATTTACTACTATCATTGAGTTTCTCGTTGGCAAGTATAGAGGTAGCAAGTTCTGTATTTAATTCACCCTGCGAATTGATAAGTAGAGGATATGTTTTAAGAAGACCTGAGTAATCAGCCTTTTCACCTCCCCAACCAAATAAGCCTGTTTTATGACTTCCCGTCTGAACTGTTGCAGATGATAATGATTTTACGGCATCATCTTTCGCTTTTCCATAAGCAGCTATTTGAGCCACATAAGCATTAGCCTCGGTTAGCTTACTTGTACCAAATATATTTTGAGCCTTTTCAAGCAAATCATTTTGCTTCATCAGCAAATCATTATACTCTTTTTGAGTATCCGCTTTTGCTTTCGCAATAGCTGCTAAGGCTTGCTGATGTGCTTTTTCGGCATTGAAAATAGTAGATAGCGTTGATGTTACTAAAGCAATACCCGCCCCGACATACCCGCCCTGCTTAAAGCCTTCCATTGTGGAGTTGGCAATGTTCATCACAGCACCTATACTTTTTGATGCAGAACTGGCAGCATCACCCTCTTCTGTTGACATAGCATCAAGCATTGACATTGCCTGACCTGCATAAAATTGAGCAGTAGCAAAACCGCTTTGAATTTTATTCAAAGTCGTATCTACAGCAACAGTATATTTTTCAATACTTTCTGTCGCTTTTTCTGCGCCAGGCAAATCGCCTTTTTCTTTGGCTTTAGATAGGTCTTCTTTAGCTTTTTTTAGTTTACCATACGAATCAATCAGATCACCCAACGAACCGCTTACTTTTGGAGCCTGCGACCTTTCAACAGTATCTAATATCTCTTTTGCATCCTTTTTGGTTAGTTTTCCGGCGGCCAATTCTGCGGCCACGCGTTCTTTTATTTGTACAACTAACTTTTCATTCAGCTCTTTTCCTATATTGTATTTTTCGTCAGTAGCTATTTTATAAGCTTTTGTTTCTTGTATCAATCCAAATGTTACATCACTTACTTGTTTATCTCGGGCAATGGTAGCCAGTCCGGCAGCTTCCAATTCGCCGGCTTGTACCAACTTTACAATGTCGGCATTATAATCGTGCATAATCTGCACACGTTCATCAGCAAACTGTTGCGCTAGTTTGGTTATTTCTTCACCGTATCTACGTGTTTCTTCTACCTGCTTAGCATCGTATGCAGCAGTTACATTTGTTGTTGCCGTAGCTAACTCTTTACCTTTAGTCGGGTCAATTTTAGATACCGAAGCAGAGAGAGTGCTTGCATCAGTGGAAAGAGCAACAAAACCTTTATCATCCTTATGATTTTTATTGTAGGCTTCTACAATAGCTGTTTCTTTTTCGGTGATCTTACGTATTTCCTCTTGTTTTTCGAGATCAATAGCTGAAAGTCGTTTCTGTAAACTATCAGCCTGTTGATCAAGTCGTAATGTTGAAGTTTCAGCATTAATATCGAGAATCAGTTTTTGCAACTCTTTTTCGGCATCATAAACCTCTTTAGTTGCTTTTTCCTTTTTCTGTTTATCTGGCTTAACAAACTCAACTAAATTATTACTCGAAATATATTTTTTTGCGTTATCAATTTCCGCGTATATTTTATCAAGTTCTGGAGTTGTCACTTTAAAAGCTTCAACTGGTGCCTGTCCTTTTGATGCACGGATTTGATTCACAACCTTACTTGCACCCAATTCAATTTCTTTCTGACGCTGAAATTCTGGACTTGATTCAATACTATATGCTTTTGAATACAATTTAGATAATTTATCCTCAGATGCTCTTAATCGCATTGACTTATCAATTGATACCATGTAATCATCAATCGCTTTTTTATTTTCACGAATCACATTACCTTCTTTATCTAGAGTTGCAGTATAACCGGGTATGAGTTCTTTTAACTGACTTATAATTGACAACTTTTGCTTTCTGGATATATTTTCAGAATCGAGAGATGCTCTCATCGCCCCTACTTTTGCAATTTCTTTTCCATAATCATCAGCTGTCTTTTGTGCTGCTTCTTGCTGTGTTTTTGCTGCTTCCTCAGCTGCTTTTGCTGCTTCCTGGTGTCTGTCAATCATTATTGACACAGCAGCAACAGCAGCAGTAATGGCAATGATTAATCCGCCTGTAAGTACAAGCATCATCCCTTTGGCTGCAGCCGTAGAAATACCCAAGGTAGCGGCTACACGTAAATTTGCGGCAGCCCATAATGTTTTTGCACGGGTAAGTAGCACTACCGAAAAATAGCTATCTTTATTAAGCGTTTCGGAAACTTGCTGAATACCGATGGTAATGGCCATAACAGCCTGAAGCCGTGTTTGAATCTTTACTAAATCTTCATTTTCGCCCGCAAATAAAGCAGCTACACCCATACCGGCAGAGAATGCGCCTGTAAGCCCGGTTACTGCCGTACTTACAGCTTTGAAACCTCTTTGATCATCAGCAAGTATTCGTGTTTGAGTTGTAGTATCACTCATTTGGTCGGCTAATTTCCCAAGAGCCTGCGCCTGAGCTTCATATTCAGGAGTCCCGCGCTTACCTGCCATCTCCATTTTAGAAAGCTCATCCTTCGCATTCATTACCTGCGTCCGAAGTCGGGCTTGTTTTTCGGAGGCAACTTCTACAGAACCGTTATTTTCGTCAATACTTTGTTTCAAAGTAGTGTACGTTTGTTTTAATCGGTCCTGTTCAGTTATTAGTTCAACAGCCTTTTGCTTCAAAGTATCATAGGCCGCAGAATCTTTGCCACCAGCAGCTTCCATTGCTGTCATCTCCGAAACAATGGACTGAATGCGCGTTGCTAATGATGCATTGGCCTGAGATGCCTCGTCCACCTTTGCTTTATATCCTGTCAGTGCAGCTTTTTCCTCTTCCAATGCTTGTTTGGCAGATTGTAATTCAAGTGTCAACTGTTCTTTCGAATTACCTGGAGCCGCATTATCTACTTGTTTTTGAATTGACTTTACATCATTCTCTATGCTCTTTATTAATTCAACCTGTTCTTGTACTGCTGACCGAGCAGCCTGTAAAGCCGCCTTGCCTGACGAAGATATACTATCAAAACTTTCACCTATTTTCCCACCTGCTGCATTTACGGAGCTACCAAAAGCAGTACTCGATTGAGCCACTTCATCAAGCTTCGTTTTATAATCCGACAAAGCTGCTTTTTCCTCTGCCAATGCCTGTTTAGTTGCAGTCAATTCATCGAGTAATTGAGACTTGGCAGTACTTGAAGCTGTTTTGTTCATCTTCTGTGCAATCGCATCTAAATCACTTTCTATTTGCTTAATTACACTTTCCTGTTCTTGCACAGCCGCTTTAGCCGATTGCACAGCATCTTTCGCAGCCGTGGAAATATTATTGACTCCCTGAACCGCCTTTTCGCTTTCAGTGTCAACGTTTTGTTTTAGTCTGATATCTATTTCTACAGGTTCCATAATTCTCAATTAATAATTACAAACTATCTATTGGGTAATAGTTTTCTTAAATCCTCTGCGCTTTCTGCTACAGGTGCTGGTTTATCGCCTTTCACATAGCGTGGTTCGTCTGCCATTTCGAGCAAATACATTGCCCAGGGCTGACTCCACATAATTTGGTGGTGTGTGTATCCTCTTTTTGTTTTTATATCTCCTAGTATTCCGAAAGGGCTATGCAAGCCATCCATGTAGCCTTTTGACTCCTCTTTCGCCTTTGACCCTAATTCTTCATCGTCATCAGTTGATTCATCCTTTCGCTGAAGTAATTGGTAATAGTCGTAAAATCCAGTATTGAATTTACGGCTTCGATGGCAAAGAATATTTGGATTAATTGAAAAGTCGGTACTTTCCAAGACAACCGTTCAGCCAGTTTATCAGTATCCTTTTCAATTTTCGTTTTATCGTTCAGCATTGCAATTGCAATTACCTTACACACGCTTTCTATACGTTCATTAGCAATGTCAGCAGTTACATTTGACAATCCGTTTTCGAGAATTATTCTGCTAAACTCTGCTATTGTTCCGGGGTAAAGTGGTCGGATTACGATCCGATTAAGGCCGAGCCATCTTATAAAAAAAGGAGCATCGATTTTAAACGCGATGCCCCTTTCTAACAATAAGTTGGCCGCTGCCAGCCTTGTTTTATTTTCATTCATTTACTACACGCTTGCAGTGTCTTGAAGCACATAATCATTTGGGAAATCTGTTTGTCCCAAAAGCCTGAATTTGAATGGCAATTTAAGCGTGCCATCTGCAGTCAGTTTACCGTTGAAGTTAACCGTACCTTTAGCACAAGGAACGATAAGAGCACCACCATTTTTCAAACGGAAACGAATAGCAGTAGTCAATACTTTTTTTGCTGATGGATGTAAATACATAGCCGTTGCACCTGTTCCGGTGACACTTCCACCCATTAGATTGACCATCTGATCATAGGTAGCTTTAATAAATGAACCCTGAGATGATAGACCAACACCAGTATAATCGACATCTTCCGGAGCATCATTTTCGTGCGAATACACCATTGACTCAGTTGCATCACCTTCTGTAATGGAAACTTCATCGTCTTTTAGTGTCAGTGGTTGTTCTTCCCAAACGGCAGTTGTCAAACCTGCCGCGCTAGTAATTACGGGCGCAAAGTCAATACCTGCAACCCTTGCCTTTAAAATAATTTTTTCAGCCATAATATTTGTTGTTTAATTAATTTTTAGTAATCGTTTAATCAGCGTTGAAACAAAAGGTATTTTCCAAATTCGGAATAATCCATATCCAATACCAAGTATAATTGTTATAAATCCAAACCACCAAACCCAATCATGCACCGGAACTTCAACCTCTACCTTCACTTCTTTACCTGGAACATTAACCGGATAAGGCACCGGTATAGAATCGTGAACCGTAGTTTTAGTATCAATTACCTTTCCGGGAATAACTCCTTTGTTTTCTATAGTATGATGAAGTAAACCAAGCGAATCAATGCAAGCTGTTGATATAGCTAAATCAGTCTCCAAATGCGAGTTTTTTACAGCAATTACCGATTGTTTTTGTGGTAAGTACTTTAAAAGAGTATCGTGTTTCGTTTGATACACAATGCTATCATGCTTTTGAACTATCGGAATATACCGAATCACTTCTTTAGTTTTACACCCAGTACAAATCATCATACCAAAAATGCAATATATAAATGCAAGCAAAGTAAGCGAGCTTATCAGCGCAGTTCTAACCCTTAGTAATTTCGCGGGCTTCTTGCTTTTTTTGTTCAAGATTATCATGATCAATCGTATTTAAAATTTTCAAAATCTTATTATTGGTAGTAGTAAGCTTTCTCACATCGTCACGCAACGAAGAAACCTCTTCCGCTAACGATTTATACTTATCGGCAATACTGCACGATCTATCTTCAGCAGCTTGCGCCCTTGCCTCAGCGGCTTGTGCTCTTGCTTCGGAAGCAGTTGCGCTATCCTGCCATATTTTGATGGCTTTAGATACATTATCAAGCTCAGTACTTTCAGCATTTGCATCTGCACCTTTGGCCGTTGCCTCTGCTGTCTTTTTCTGAGCCTTTATCGTGAATAAAGAAATTATAAACCCACTACCAAAAACAATTGTAAGAATTGTATTTATAAGCGAAAACCAATCAAATCCGGTTGCTGTTTGAATTATTGCTCCATCCATCTTAAATACCAATTGAAGTTAGCCATTTAGGCACATCGAAACTTGGACATGCTTTATTGGAAAACTGGTTGTGTCCTACTATTTTCACATCGGGGAACTTCGCATGAAACTTCTTTACAAAAGTTTTTAAAGCTTCCGACTGTGCTAACGTACGAGTATCTTTAGCTGTGCGACCATCGCGGGCAACTCCACCAACATACACAATATGTCTGCATACCGAATTCATACCTTCCACACCGTTTGTAATTTCCCACCCATCTACAAATGCATCATCGTTGTTTTTTACCAACCGCTCAACAGTACCGTTAATATGGATCATATCGGTATAGCCAACTTGTGACCACCCACGCCCAACAGGAGGAGCAGAACAATGCATTCTGCGAATATCAGCCGATGTAATCTCACGCCCTTCGGGAGTTGCAGTACAGTGAATAACCAGGTATTGAAGTTTCTTAGACATAGTTGAAATTTTTTAGTAGGATAGTACAAAAAAGGGGGCGGTTACCGGCGTTAGCTTTTTAGCGCCCCCTTTACACACACACGGATTTTATAACTTCTATGCTTCTGCTCTTGTTACCAACACTTGGTAGGTAGCTGTGGCATTACCATCTTTACTCTTCACGCTTACGTTGATGATATTCTCACCTACTGCTAAGTTCTTAGTTGCTGACGCAACACCGGTAGTCAATACAGTAGAACCAAGTTTAATTACTTGACCAACTACAGAACCTGTAGCAGTTACAGTATATGAATCTACAGCATTAGCCACATTGAGCGTATATTCTTTCGTTCCGGCAGAGAATGCAGGTATTAAGTCTCCAATGCTCAACTCTAAATCATTCAAATCAGTTGACCCTGCAGCAACAGCTGCATCACGTCCATCGTACAATACGATGTCCTCACCAAATACGATATTAGTATCAGCTTTCATCAACATTTTGAAGAAATACTTTTCACCAGAATTAGTAAGCTTATCAATTTGAATTGCCTCAGCATCATCAGCTAAGTTAACACCTACCCAAAAATTTGAATCTTTACCACTCGAAGTCACAGCTGCTACAATTACATCTTTCGGCCAGTCAGCTAATGCAACTATTTGAATGCCTTTGAATCTTTCAGGATTCATGTTGGTATAGTCAGCACCTTTAGTTGGCTTATCCGTTAATTCGTATTCATATGTCTCAGAATCTTCTACCGACATAAATAGTTTTAGATTTGAATTCTTTTTGACAGCTTTAGGAATCAATGCACGAATCAGTTTTAGTTTAGCAATAATATTTGATTGTTGTAATGCAACTGGATTGGCTACTCTCTGAACATCATTATCAGCCATAATTCGAGTGATAATTCCATCGAAGTATTTACCCTCTTCAGTTTCGTGAAATTCGCAGTTTAGATATAGTCCACCAAGTTCAAAATCAACAATTTTAGCTAATTCAGTCAACAGTGTAGTCTGAACATTAGACGGCAATTGACTAAATACTAAGTTACCAGTTGGTTGAAATGGTCGCCATATATCTTCAAAAGCACGGGGATTGAACGTTGTAAAAGCCATTACATCCTTCGGATTTAATTTCTTTTCATCAATTGTAAAATCACCCTTTGAATCAGATTCTGTGGGTTGCTCTTTTCTTCGTTGAAGCATTTTACCCACTCTTAATCGAGGAATAATAAAATCTTTTTTACAATTCGGTTGAACCATTATGTGACCACCTGTAACAATTTCATTGCCTGTAGTTGCTCGTACAAGTAAATCTTCTAATACTTCACCCGCATAAGCAGATGTAACTACTACAGCCATTGGCAACACACCCGTCATCTGAGGGAAGAATGAACCAATAGCACCAAGAGTAAGTACAGCACCGGAAGCCAACAAAGGACTTACACCAAGAACTGCAGCAAAAGCACCACCTGAAAACACACTGAGTAACAGCATGGTGAAAAGCGACATGATAAATTTAAATCTTTTCATTTTTTCAAAAATTTGTTTGTTTATAATCTTTTTTATACCTTAAAAAATCTGCATTAAGCTGCCGCTCTTATTTCTTTTTCTTTGCTGCATTAGCTTCGTCAATCTCGCGTTTGCGTTTTTGAAAAGCAGTTTCACCTGTAGGATTACCACCGTCACCCAGTTCCAACGAAGCAGATTTATGAGGAGTTAAACCCTTAAGCATTGTCATTGAACTTTCAGGGTTCAAATCAAATAACTGCAACATAGAAGCCTTTACGCTTCCGTCAGCTTTTTCGGTCAATCGACCGTCGGCAAGTGCCAAGGTCAATTCAGTATCAAAAGCAGTTTTCTTTGCCGTTTTATCAGCCAGTTCAATTGCATCGATTTTAGTCTGCAATTCAGTTTTAGCAGTTTCCGCAGCAGTAACTTTTAGTTTTTCAGCCGTAAGTTCTCCGTCCACTTTCACTTTGTCTGCAAGCAATAGATCAACCTTTGCGTAAAATTCAGCCTCGGTGGCCGTATCTGCAAGGTTTAATTTTGATAAATAATTTTTGTACATATTGTTTTCTATTTTTGGTTTTACAATAAAGTCGCTTAGTTTAAGACCAGGACCATCGCTTAGGTCAATCTCATTTCCTTCTTTGTCAAATAATCGGAGTGCATTGTGGTTTCCGCCAATTGGTAGAATGGAAGCTTCACGAAGTCGGCACTTCACAACTGTATAGTCAGTTTCGCCTTGAACCCTATACACTGGGTCATCCACCACTTCCAAATCAACCAACCCGCACGAAGCCATTTTGATAATACCGCGCTCCACTTTTCCAATTATCCGCTGAACCTCTTTGTCTGTATCCTCATAGTCGAATACTGCATCGGCCAGTAACACATTGTTTTCTTTGCGAATATTTGTCCACGTTCCAATTGGCAACTCATAATCATTGTGTCGGTAAAACATTACCGGGTTGCGCTCAAATTGTGTAGTGTCAACTCCCGACACCAATACGCGGACATCTTTTGTTGTTTGCGATCCATCGAGTAGTATAAAAGGAATTGGTTTTTTAGGCATAATTTAATTATCGTTTAAATGGGTTTTAAAAGACCTTGGCGGTAATCTCGTTTTCAATTACACTGCAAAAAAACGCTATAAAAACAACCCACCAAAAAAGTACTGCCATTTTGTCACGCATTTTTTTATTATCCCTATAAAAGCAGTTATTTTGCTTCAAATTAATAATGACACAATGGCAGAACTTACAAAAGACCAAAAGAAACAATGGGCTAAAGACCTATATCTATCCGATCAGAATCTTACACAAAAAGAGGTAGCTGAACGCGTGGGTACATCTGCTGTAACTATGAATAGTTGGGTTGATAAAGGAGGTTGGAAACAATTGAAAGAATCGCTATTG